CCGGTGACGCGTAAGCAGGTGTCTGATTGGATTCGTCGCGATAGGTTGCCGAGTAGTGAGCGGTTAGATGGTGGTCGGTGGTCGTTTAATCCTGTGGAGTTGTTGGATTCTGCCGAACGGGCGGCATGATTTGTGTGACACGCCGGGCTGAATGTTGTAATTGGTGTCTGCCGCCGTTATATTTGTAGTGTTGTAGTTAGTGTATGTAGGGCCCGGCTGATGTCGGGCCTTTCGCATATTTGCACGTAGACATGCTCCGGTGCACTGGAGCGTTTCGGGTACCGGTCGAGCCCACGAGTCGACCAACCATACTTGCCGTCAAATAGTGGTGGCAACAATCCATGTCGGTCGCACGGTGCGATGACGGTCTCCAAAACCGTCAGACTTGGTTCGACTCCAAGCCGATATACCAAGCCCGGTGGCCTTTACACCTTTCACCACCGGGCACCACACTTCACACGGAGGCACACGATGAGCGAAGAGGAAGCAGAAGCCTTCCGCGAGAAGATCCGCAAAGCCCTCGAACCCGTCCTGCCATACGGCACACCATTCGCCTTCGTATGCGACACCACACCACTCGAGGAAATCAACAGCGACGGCAACGGACGCATCAGCTGGGTATCGCCAAAGACCCAAGCACCATACGTCACAGTCGGACTATTCAGCATGGGTGCAGACTGCTTCACCATCGAAGAATAAACACTTGCCCTGCCTCGCCACAACATTCAGAGCCCAACAAGGCAGACGAGAGCAAGGCATTCATATTTCCGAACGAACGCATAACCGAAACGGGTGGTGGGCGACATGATGGCAAGAGGAACGGCAACCGGCAAACTGCAATGGTCTTGGAACGTGCAGCGCGTCGCGTCTCCCTTGACCGTGAAGGTACAACGAGTGGAACTCTATGGTTCTGAACGCGAGTCATTCTTCAAAGCGGTGAGTAGTAGTTACGAACCTTCCCTCGACTTCGAGCGCGGAAACACGGTGTTCACCGATGGTGAGTACCTCTACGGGTATGTTGTCGCCCTTGACGGCGAAGGCCGACAAATCATAGACGATGCCACGAAAAGACTGGTGTCGTACTTCACGCAGGTGCGGATACCGCCGCTTTGTCGCAGTCGCTGCGAGGGTTCGGCGCATGTTGAATACCTGCCCACATATCAGATCGAAGACACGCATGAACCTCTCTACCCCAACCATGCAGAGTACATCCCCGCGTGGCATAGGTGATACCCCATGCCTATGCGTAGATGTGCGTGGGCGAACTGCCCGCAGCTTGTTCCGCTTGGCACGCGATATTGCAAGCAGCATATCGCTGCCAATGAGCGGCGGCGGGGCAGTGCCGCGCGTCGAGGATACGGTAGGGCGCACCAGATGGAGAGAGCACGGTGGCAGCACCTACTGGCCCAGGGTGCACAGCCCGTGTGCAAACGATGCGGACGGATTGTCAAACAGGATCAAGCTTGGGACTTGGGGCACAGTGACGACCGCACCCGATGGACAGGACCCGAACACGCACACTGCAACAGGAGCGCAGGGCAAGCCAACAGCATGCGCATGCGCGAGCGATGGAAATAAGAGTGGACGTCGAGCTCATCCGACGTGTTTGCGAGAGAGTCTGCACCAGGTGAGTATGTGTGCAGGTTGTTGACCGTTTCGTTATGCAACGTGATGAAAGCGGGCCGACGAGGACGATGAACGACATGATAATCAATCGTTTTCTCTTCCCCTCTTACGATTTCGAACGGTCCTGGCACCCCCGGGGGAGGGTCCCTCGTGGTGGTGCGAAAGACCGCCGGTGAGGTGGCTCGCAAGTGCGGAGGGTTCAAAGTTTTTGGAAATGGGGCGTTCAGGGCCGTTTCGGATTGAGGGGTGACCATGACGCAGGGTGGCGCTAGGGCGCGGTCGGGGCCGGCGTTCGATCCGAACTCGGAGCGTTCCGAACGGATGGGCAGGTCACTGCTTCCATTGAGCGCGAGGGGATACCGGCGCAAGCCGCGGGCCTTCCCGTTGAGTCGGTATGTCATCTGGGATTCGTGGCATGACGAGGACGGGATGCACAAGGAGAAGGATGCGGACTCCACGGAGGAGTGGAACAGGCGTGAGCGTGAACTGTGGGGCGAGTTGTGGAAGCTGCCGCAGGCCATCGCCTGGCATATGCCGGAGTTCGCGTACCTGTTCAACACCGTGGCCCTGTATTGCCGGCAGTTCGTGATCTGTGAGTCACCGGATGCGAAGGCTGCGGACCGTTCGACGCTGCAACGCTATGCGGACACCATCGGTCTGACTCCGCAGGGGTTGAAGCTCAATGGCTGGCAGATCGTTGACGACGAGCCGAAGAAACAGGTGAAGGCGAAGGATTCGAAGATCGTGCGGTTCCCCAGTGCGAGGGAACGGTTCGCCGACATCTAGAAGGGGGTTCCGATGGCGGGTGCGCAGTTGCCGAAGTCGTTGGGGTTCCTGTTCGCGGACTGGACGCAGTGGCATTGCGTGGTGCCCTCGGGATATGACCTGAACAAGCCGTTCGTGCTGACCGGGTGGCAGTTGCGCAACGCCGTCGAGTTCTACCGTGTGAAACCGGTTACGAGGTTCAATGCCTCTCGACCGTTGCAGGGCGCGGCGTTCAGGTGGCGTCGCGGGCAGATCGTGGGAGGTCAGAAGCTCGGCAAGAGCCCGTTCGGTGCCGCATGCGCCTGTTTCGAGGGTGGCGGCCCATGTGTCTTCTGCGGTTGGGCCGTTGGCGGAGAGGTGTTCCGCTGCTCCGATTGGGGTTGCGGGTGCGGCTTCGAGTACGAGTACCAGCCCGGGGAGGCCATGGGCATGCCCAGACGCACCGCTCTGGTTCAGCTGCTCGCCAACTCCGAGGAGCAGACCGCGAACGTGTACCGACCGCTGCAGACCATGGTGCGCAACGGCAGGCTCGATGATCTCATGAAGGTCCGCGAGGGCTTCATCCGTCTGCCCAACGGCGGGCGCATCGACCCGGTCACCGCATCGGCGCGTTCGAAGCTGGGAAACCCGGTGAACTTCGCGCTGTGCGACGAGTCCGGCGTCTATACGAAGCGTTCGGGCATGTTCGAGGTCGCCGACACCGTGCTGCGCGGCGTGTCCGGCATGGATGGGCGCATGTTGGAGCTCACGAACCCGTGGGATCCGATGGATGCTTCTTTCGGCCAGGCGACCTACGAGAGTCGTGCCGACGACATCATGAAGTATTTTCCGCGTCACGACCCCGCATTGGACTTCCTCAAACCGGAGGACCGGCGGCTCATCCTCGAATTCGTCTACAGGGGCAGTCCGTGGGTCAACCTCGACAGCGTCGAGGCCACGGCTGCGGAACTCCTGGAACGAGACCCTGCACAGGCGCGAAGATTCTTCGGCTGCGAACTGGTGCAGGGCCTTGGAGCCTATATGCCCGAGAAAGTGTACGACGAGACCGAGCAGGACCAGGCCCCACCTGCGGAAGGCAGTGAGATATGTCTCGGCTTTGACGGATCCCAGTCGGGGGATTGGACCGCGTTGCGTGCGGAGACGGTCGAGGGATGGCGTTGGACGCCGTCCTACGGTCCATCGAACCGTCCGTCCTACTGGAATCCGAAGGAGTGGGAGGGGCGCATCCCGCGCAGCGAGGTCGATGCCTGCGTGAGCGAACTGTTTGAGCATTACCGCGTCAAACGCTTCTACTGCGATCCGCATCCCTGGGAGACGCAGGTGGATGCGTGGAGCGAACGCTACGGGGAGGATGTGGTGGTGCAATGGCCCACCAACCAGCCCGGACGCATGTACAACGCGCTCGTACGGTTCCGCGAGGACACGGCCGACAAGACCACCACGCACAGCCCCGACCCGACCGCGAAACTGCACATGATGGCGGCCCGCATGGTCGCCAAGCCGGGAGACCGGTTCGTGCTGGGCAAACCAAGCGAGAACCAGAAGATCGACATCACCATGGCCGACATCCTCGCCCACGAGGCCGCATGCGACATGCGCGCCCTGGGTTGGGGAGTGGGCAGCAGCAGGGTCTACCTGCTCGGCAACACAACTGATTACGGAGGGTCGTATGGAGGGAATAACGGAGTTGTCTTCGGATGAGTCCGCACTGGTGCGGCTCCTGTACACGAGACTGCAGCGGTTGCGCAAGGTGCACGAGGACCTGGACTCCTACTATCGCGGAGAGCAGCGCATCCAGACCATCGGCCTGGCGGTGCCACCGGAACTGCGGGTGTTCGAGTTCCCCCTCAACTGGCCGCGCGTGACCGTGGACACGGTCGTGCAACGCCAGCGTGTGCGCTCGTTCAGCCTGCCTGACAGTCCCGAGTCCAACGACTACCTGTCGGAGGTGTGGGAGGCGAACAACATGGGTTCGCAGAGCGTCCTGAACCATTTGGAGACCCGGGTGCAGGGGCATGGCTTCGTGTCTGTCGGCACCAATGAGGAGGATGCCGAACATCCCCTCATCACGGTGGAGTCCTCGCGGTCCATGATTGCTCAGATCGACCCGCGCACCCGCCGCATCACCGCCGCGCTGCGCGTCTACTACGACCCCCTGCAACGGTCGGCCCCCACCGAGGCCACGCTCTACCTGCCGGAATCCACCATCTATCTGGAACGCGTGAAGGGGTGGCATTGGGCGGTATCGGAGCGTGACGACCACAATCTGGGCAGGGTGCCGGTTGTGCAGTTCCTCAACCGTCCAAGGGTGGGGAACTTTGTGGGTGAATCTGAGATGAAGGATGTGCTCAAGCCCACCGACATGGCGGCCCGAGCCTTGATGGATTTGCAGGTTGCGATGGAAACCCACGCCGTACCCGGCAAGTGGGCCACAGGCTTGAACAAGGATGATTTCATCGACGCTGCCACAGGGCAGATGGCACCATCATGGAAGGCGTATTACACCGCCATGACCGTGACCCAGAGCCAGTCTGCAAAATTCGGCCAGTTCCAGGCGTCGGAGCTCAGCAATTTCAAAACGGTCATCGACATGCTCGCCGAACAGGTCAGCGCGGTCACCGGACTGCCGATGCGTTATTTCGGACAGAACACCGCCAACCCCGCCGCCGAAGGTGCCATACGCGCCGACGAGGTGCGGCTGGTGAAGAACGTCGAGTTGAAGAACATGACCGACGGCGACTGCTGGGCCGACGTGATGGCTCTGGCATACCGGTTCGGCAAAGGCGACTGGCTCGACGGTAACCG